CGCGCCAGAAAGATGGAAGCTGACGCGCAAATGGCTGAACTTGAGTTGTTACAAGCCAAACGCAAATTGGTGGCATCTGACGACGTTGCCGGTGCTTGGGTCGAAGTGCTGGCGGCTATGAAGGCGAAGCTGTTGGCAGTGCCGTCAATATGTGCGCCGATCTGCGCCACTGAAACAGACTTGCCAACCATTCAAAGCATATTGGAAAACCAAATAAGGGAAGCACTGGATGAATTATCATATTACCAACCACACGAACACGCTGGACGCACAGTCGTCACTGATGGCGGTGATAACGGGGGCGATGCAAACGCTGAAGCCGCCGCCCCGTCTAAGCGTGGGAGAGTGGGCAGACCGCGAAAGGCGGCTGTCATCGGAAGCTAGTGCAGCCGCCGGTCGTTGGATCACATCACGGGCAGAATATCAGCGCGGCATTATGGATGCGATCAGCGACCCGACCTTGCGTGATATTGTCGTTATGGCTGGCGCACAGGTTGGCAAGACCGAAATGCTGTTGAACGTCATTGGCTTTCATATTCATCACGATGCTGCGCCGATCTTGTTAGTGCAGCCAACGCTGGAAATGGCACAGGCGTTTTCTAAAGACCGGCTTGCGCCAATGCTGCGCGATACACCGGCTTTGAAATACAAAGTCAAAGACCCACGCAGCCGCGATGCAAATAACACGACAACGCACAAAGTGTTTACTGGCGGTCATATTAGCTTGGTCGGATCGAATAGTGCGGCTGGGCTGGCATCAAGGCCGATCCGCATCGTTTTGTGCGATGAGGTTGACCGCTTTCCTGTTTCGGCTGGTTCTGAGGGATCGCCTATCTTGCTGGCAAGAAAAAGGTCGGCCACATTCCACAATCGCAAAATGGTTATGGTCAGCACGCCGACCAACAAAGGCGCGTCAATGATCGAAAGCCAATATGAAGAAAGCGACAAGCGTCAATATTTTGTGCCTTGTGAAGATTGCGGCACAGTGCAGACCTTGAAATGGAAACAAGTGCAGTGGGAAAAAGATCGACCCGAAACGGCTTGCTATGTCTGCGAAAGCTGCGGTTCGGTCTGGGATGACCCAAAGCGAAACCGCGCTGTTCGCAAGGGGCAATGGGTGGCAACTGCGGATTTCACTGGCGTTGCTGGTTTCCACATCAACGGCATTTATAGTCCTTGGACGGTAATGGCTGACGCAGTGCGTGACTTTCTGGTTGCAAAGAAGTCAGCCGACACGTTGCGCGTTTTTGTGAATACATTTTTAGCAGAAGCATTTGAAGATAAAGGTGAGACTGTCGGAGAGATAGATTTTAGAGAGCGTGAAGAAGATTGGACAACTAGCATCCCAGATGACGTTGTTGTCATCACCGCTGGCATTGACGTTCAAGATAGCTATTTGGCTGTTGAGGTTATCGGATGGGGGCGTGATGAGTGCAGTTTTAGTCTGGAATGGCTGACACTGTATGGCGACCCATCAACGCCGCATTTGTGGAACGATCTGGATAACATACTAAAAGCCAGCTACACGACCGAAAGCGGCAGACAGCTAGGGATTAGGGCAGCGTGTATAGATAGTGGCGGTCACTATACGCAAGCGGTCTATAACTTTGTCCGGCCACGCGAAGGTCGGCGCATTTTTGCGATTAAGGGTATGGGCGGCGAACAGCGGCCACTGGTGTCCAGACCGACAAAAAACAACATTGGCAAGATTAAACTGTTCGCAATTGGCACTTTTCCGATCAAGGAATTGATTTTCTCAAGATTAAAGGTACAATCGGAGGGTGCAGGGTTTTGCCACTTCCCAGCCGGACGGTCAGATGAGTATTATCAGCAACTTGCTAATAGTGAAAAAATTGTCACTAAATACCAAAAAGGCTTTCCGCGCAGGGATTTTGTCAAGACGCGCACAAGGAATGAAGCACTTGATTGCAGAGTTTACGCATATGCGGCACTTTGCATCTTGTCGCTGAATATCAATGCTGTTGCCGATAGGGTCGTAAATGCACCAGAACCAGAAGCACAACCGCAGCCGCAACAGCCTAATCCACTGGCGCGCCGACCAAGACAAGGCGGCTTTGTTAATTCTTGGCGGTAAATAATGGCAAACAGATTTGATATAAACGAAGCCCCTGACGGGCAAGCACCCGAAACAATCATCATTGGCGATTATCTGCTTTGGAAGCGCACCGATCTGGTTAGCGATTATCCACTGGCAACGCATTCAATGGAATATGTCGCACGCATCACTGGCGGCGGTGCAACTGAAATCAAGGTCGCTGCAACTGAAAGCAATGGCACTTATGTGTTTGAGGTAGACAGCGCGACCAGTGCGGCTTATGTCGCTGGCTTTTATCATTGGCAGCTAGAGGTTACAGAAACCGCATCCGGCAATCGCGTAGTCATTGAGCGTGGCACATTTACCGCCATCGAAGATTTGGACATAAACGGGGCTGACCCGCGCAGTCACGCCGAAATAATGATCACAAAAATCGAAAGCGTTTTGCAAGGCAAGGCTGATGCAGATGTTGCCAGCTATTCGATCAACGGGCGGTCACTGACAAAAATGTCATTCACTGATCTAATTGACGCGCGGAACTTTTATCGGCAAGAATATGCGAAAGAACGGCAAAAAGAACGCGCTGACGCGGGTGAAAATACCGGCGCAACCATCTTGGTGAGGTTTTAACAATGGGCATCTTTGACTTTTTCAAAGCAAAGCCCCAACCACGCAAGGCGGTTCGGGCATTTCACGGGGCTGACACTGGCCGACTATTCAGTGATTTTGTATCAAGCAGTCGGTCGGCAGATAGCGAAATCAAACCATCACTGCGCGTTTTGCGGGATCGTTGCCGCGAAATCAGCCGCAACCACCCATATGCCAAACGCTATTTGCAGATAATGTCAACAAATGTGGTTGGCGCAAACGGCGTGCGGATACAGGTTCGCAAGCGCAATGATGACAATTCGTTGGATAGCGTGGGCAACCGGATCATCGAACAAGCTTGGCAAGCGTGGGGTCGGGCTGGTTTCTGCACTGTTGATGGCCGCGTGTCTTGGGTGCAAGCGCAGCGGTTGTTTATGGAAACGCTTGCGCGTGATGGCGAAGTGCTAATCCAAAAGATTAAGAACCCCGCCGGAAACCCGTTTGGCTTTTCGCTAAAGTTTCTTGAAGCTGACTATCTTGATGAAGGTTATGACACGCGGTTGAGCAACGGCAATGAAGTGCGAATGGGTGTCGAATTAGACAAGCGCACCGGCAAGCCGTTGAATTATTATCTTTTTGAAGATCATCCGCATCACGATCAGGGTTATGGCAGCAAAACAAAGCGGCATCATAAGATTGTGCCAGCCACAGAGATTATTCATTGCTATTTGCAAGACCGCGCTGGGCAGACCCGTGGCGTGCCGTGGATGAGTAACGTGCTGACCCGCCTCAAGATGCTAGACGGTTACGAAGAAGCCACGCTTGTAAATGCGCGGGTCGCTGCATCAAAGATGGGTTTCTTTACTAGCCCAGAGGGTGACGGCTTTGTTGGTGACGATTATGACAATCACGCGCCGATAATGTCGGCAGAACCGGCCACGTTCACACAGTTACCGGCTGGAATGTCATTCACAGCCTTTGACCCGCAAAATCCGACTGACAGCTTTGCGGAGTTTGAAAAGGGCATCTTGCGCGGGATCGCGTCCGGTCTTGGCGTTTCATATGTATCGCTGGCAAATAACCTTGAAGGCGTTAGCTATTCATCAATCCGGCAAGGCACAATAGAAGATCGCGACCATTTTAAGATGGTGCAGCAATTTATGATCGACCAGTTTATTGACCCGATCTATAGGGCTTGGCTTGAAATGGCGATCACTGTTGGCCGTGTCAGCTTGCCAATGGGAAAATACGACTTGTTTGCTGATCAAGTGATATACCGGCCACGCGGCTTTGCTTGGGTTGATCCGGCTAAAGAGATCAACGCCAGCGTCACCGCACTGAACAACGGCATCGTCAGCTTGCAAGATGTGCATTCGCAATATGGTCGTGACACTGAAGAAATCTTTGAACAGATCAACCGCGAAGCGGAACTTGCTGATCGTTATGGCATCGACACCGCTTTCCAGCCGTTTGGCACTAAGTTGCCAGCGCAACCATCAATTGACGTAGGACAAGAAGATGGCGACCTATAAAGGCGTTGAAATCAACTTGAAGCCAACCGAAGGTATGGCAGCGGAAGCGCGTAAATTCAAAAAGTGGCGCGAAGAAGGTGAACAAGGCGGCACAGCCGTTGCGGTTGCGCGTGCAAATCAATTGGTTAATCGGCAAGAACTATCTGCCGACATAGTGCGCCGGATGCACAGCTTTTTTAGTCGGCACGAAGTTGACAAGCAAGCTGAAGGTTTTAGTGCCGGTGAAGAAGGCTATCCGTCAAAAGGTCGCGTTGCTTGGGCAGCGTGGGGCGGTGATGCCGGTCAAACGTGGGCAAGGGCAAAAGATATGGCTTTGGATAGAATTGACGAAGGCGAACGCGCTGCACCAGATGCGCTTTCGATTGGCGATTTTGTGTCGTGGGGATCATCCGGCGGCACTGCGCGGGGCGAGATTGAACGCATTGAGCGTGACGGCAGCATCAACGTGCCAGACAGTGATTTCACAATTACCGGCACACCAGATGACCCAGCCGCGTTGATCCGCATATACCAAAGCACTGATGAAGGCTATGAAGGCACAGATCGCCTTGTGGGTCATAAGTTTAGCACATTGACCAAGATCAACGATCTGCGGTATCTTAGCACTAGCGAGGTAAAGACAATGGATAGACACATTCAAGATATTGTCGAGACTGACGACAGCGTGACAATCACGTTTGGCAAGTCAGATGCGACACCGCCGGTTGTTGAAACTGCCGGATATGATGAAGATCGCGTTGATCGTGGCGAACTGGTATTTCGCGCACGCGCAGCGGATATGGTCGAAGAAGATGACCGCCGCGTTAGAATGTCGATTTCAAGCGAAGAACCCGTTGAGCGTTCTTTCGGTTTAGAGGTTTTGCGTCATAGCGATGGCGCAGTGGATTTGTCAAGGTTGGGCAGCGGTCACGCACCGCTATTGCTAGACCACGATTTGACAAAGCAGATTGGCGTTATTGAACGTACCTATTTGGATCAAGCTGATCGCAAGTTGCGGTCGGTGGTTCGCTTTGGAAAAAGTGCGCTGGCTCAAGAGGTGTATCAAGATGTCAAGGATGGGATACGAAGCAACGTCAGCATCGGCTATCAAATCCGCGAAATGGAACAAAAAAATGAACGCGATGGGACAGTCGCGATTTCATCTTGGGTTCCGTATGAAGCCAGCATTGTATCTGTTCCCGCTGACGCTGGTGTCGGCGTGAACCGCAAAGCTGAATTTGTTGAACCAGTGATTAAGCAAAAGGAGACACCAAAAATGTCTGAAGTAAATCACGATGAAATCCGCGAAGCAGCCGCAGAAGCAGCCAAGCGTGATTTTCAAAAGAATGCCAGCGAGATCATCAATCTTGCTGTTAAACACAACCGCCGTGACCTAGCTGACAAAGCTATCGGTGAAGGTCAGTCTGTTGCACAATTCCGCGCAACATTGCTGGATGCCATTGGCGAAGGCAAGCCACTTGAGCAGTCAGCCGGTGCGGTTGATATGTCAGAAAAAGAGCAGCGTCAGTATTCATTCATCAAAGCTGTTCGCGGCTTGGTCAATGGTTCTGGCTTGCAGGGTCTTGAGCGTGAAGTTTCTGAGCAGATTGCAAAGAACAATGGTCGCGAAGCACGCGGTTTCTACGCACCGGATTCATTCTGGGGCGGCAAGCGTGACTTGACTGTTGGCACAGCCACAGCCGGTGGTCACTTGGTCGGCACAGATCATCTTGGTGATCAGTTTGTTGATGCCCTGCGTTCACGCTTGGTGTTCAATGAACTTGGCGCACGCTTTATGACTGGCCTAAAAGGTGACGTTGCTATTCCAAAGCTTGCAACTGGCGTTTCTGCCGGTTTCGTTGCTGAAAATGGCGCAACATCTGAAGTGAATGCTGTTTTCTCACAGATCACAATGTCACCAAAGTCATTGGGTGCATTCACAGATATCAGCCGCTTGCTGATGATCCAGTCTGACCCGTCTGTTGAGCAAATCATCCGCGATGACCTATTGAACGCAATCGCTCAAAAGGTTGAAGATGTTGCCATCGAGGGCGGCGGTTCTAATGAGCCAACCGGCATCACTGGCACAACTGGCATTGGTTCAGTTGCTATCGGAACAAACGGTGGCGCAATTGCTTGGGATGATATTGTCAACTTGGTTAAAGAAGTTGAAGTTGACAACGCTGCAATCAACGGCAACACCCTTGCCTATTTGACCAACCCAAAGGTGAAGTCACTGATGGCTTCAACTGCAAAGGTTGCATCAACTGACAGCGTAATGTTGCTGGATTCGCCTTGGAATAGCCTCTATGGTTATGACCTTGCGATCACCAACAACGTGCCGTCAGACCTGACCAAAGGCACCGGATCTGCACTTTCTGCAATGATCTACGGTGACTTCAGCCAGCTAATGATGGGCTTCTTCAGCACACCAGACATCTTGATCGACCCATACACAGCCGGTTCAACAGGCGCGGTTCGCATCCGCGTTATGCAAGAACTAGACATTGCTGTTCGTCACGCACAGTCATTCGCTGCGTGTCTCGACATTGATGCCTAACTAAACTGACGGGGCGGCGCAAGCCGCCCTGTCTTTCCCATAGGGGCGTAATATGAAAATCAAATGCAAACGCAATATTCTAATTCAAGGCAAGGCGCACGTTATTGGCGACATTGTTGAATTGCCGGAAAACATTGGTTTCGATTTGGTCAATACCGGCAAGGTCGAAGTGGTTGAAGATAAAGTTGGCATCACTGATCGGGCAATTGGCCTTACAAAGAAATCAGCGGCCAGCCTAGTAAAGCGGAACACAAAGAAAAATGCCAAATAGATTGATTAAAATCACAGCTATCAAAGACTGCCAAGCGGGTTCGGTCGGCATTATGCTTGCCGGTGAAGATCACGATGTTCGCGAAGATGAGGCGAACAAGCTGATTGATCGCGGCTATGCAAAGCTATGGTCAGCTAAAAAGGCAAAAGCTGTCGAAGTGGATGCCGACTAATGGCTGTCGAAACCGCAGATGATCGCGCCATCTTCATTGGCGTTGACGATTTTGGGGTTGCGGCGACCTATTCGGGCGGCACTATCAATGGCATATTTGACAACGA